ATATGTACGTAGTGAACATGCTGCACTTAATACGCTGTTACAGGGTGCAGGGGCTGTTGTTATGAAGCAAGCTCTGGTATTATTTAACAGAGAGATAAAGAAAGAGCGACTAGATGCACACTTTGTAGCCAATGTACACGATGAGTGGCAGGTAGAGGTTCTTGAGAAGGATGCGGAAAGAGTAGGTCAGCTAGGAGTCGAAGCTATTGTTGCTGCTGGCGAACATCTTGATCTAAAATGTCCACTAGACGGAGAGTACAATGTCGGAAACAACTGGTCAGAAACCCATTAACCCACAAACAGGAAGACCTTACTACTACAAAGATGATCCTGAAAAATGCAAAAAACGTGCAGCTAAAAGTCATCTTACTAAGATGTGGGTAGACGGAAAATATATTTCAAAATCACATCCGTTACATAAACCGGGAAAGTACAAAGGATTTACTGACGCAGCTTTTAGCTCCCTACAGAATTATGAAAAATCAAAAGAGGGTCAGGTATATATTCTACGCAACCCTGCATTCCCTAGCTGGTGCAAAATAGGCATGGCTGTAGACGCACAGGATAGGCTGAAGCAGTATCAAACATCGTCACCTTACAGGGACTACGATTTAGTAAAAGCATACAACACTGAGAACAGGAGAGAGTCTGAAGCACAGGCACATTCTCTTCTTGAGAAGCATTATGAGCGTAGAGGTGAGTGGTTTGTTTGTGATGCTAGTCTTGCTATAAGTAAACTAGATCCTTTATTTGAGGGGAATCAACTTGAACTCTTCTAATAACTCATCTGATGGTAGCCACTGGTATGATCAAGAAGGAAAGTCAAAATATACTATCATAGGAGTCAACGGTAAAAAAAGAAATACTACCCTCAGAGATGCAAGAAAGTATAAGTACGTCCCCTCTGTTACTAGTGTAATGAACCTAATGGCTAAGCCTTCTTTAGATTATTGGAAGTTAACTCAGGCCCTTAAACAATCTTTGGTCATGCCAAAAGAAGAAGGAGAGTCTGTAGAATCTTTCATATATAGATGCGCTCAAGCATCTAAAGAGATTGGATTGGCCGCTGCAAAAGAAGGCACAAGAATACATGACCTTATAGAGAGAGGCTTCACAGAGAACGAGCGAAGTGTTCCTTATGACGCTGTGAAAAAATACCTAGACTCAGCTTATCCTGATCAAGAATGGATAGCTGAAGGATCTTTCTGCTCTGAGTTAGGATACGGAGGTAAAATAGATTTACATTCTAAAGAAGGAATCTTTATAGACTTTAAGACTAAAGATAATATAAAGGAAAAGAAACCTTCCAGCTTAGCTTATGATGAATATGGTATGCAGTTATCTGCCTATGCGCAAGGATGTGGCTTTGTTGATAAAGCTGAAAGAGTGTCTATATTCATTGATAGGCAAGACATAAGTTACATATCCTGTTACAGGTGGAGAGAAGAAACTCATAGCAAGCACAGAGAAATGTTTAATAACGTGCTTTCGTACTGGAAGCTAGTAAAAAACTATGACCCCTCTAGACAAAAGTAAATTTCACTGCTATAATAATAGGTACAATTAAAACGAATGAACAAAAATAAATTAAAACAAATACACAGGAAGACAGAGAGCCTTCTTGTTGATTGGCTAAGAAGCATGGTATCTGATGAAGAAGCTGTTAAAGTTAACACTAAGAATGTCATGCAGTTCATGCCTGAAACAGAGATATACGCTCCAGTTAAATCAGGTATCAGGTGTGTGCCTATGACTCCACGATGGATCAACAAAGAACTAAAGAAGATGTTACAACAAAACAGTAACCTTGATGTTGAAGCTGTTACTCTAAGTGATCTAAATTCAATAGCAAGCAGACAACGAGATGCTGTTCATAGAAGGAATCTAGTAGATGGCAGCGCGTAAGCCTAGAGTACCTCGACCAAAGAAGTATAGAAAGCCTGATGGAAGCTCATACGATTCAATATGGGAAGCAGTGTTACATGAAGGTATACTAAAGTACTGGGAGCATCACACAGAGAAAGTTCCATATGTTACAGAGCATACATACGAGCCAGACTTCTTTAAGATTCTAGGTAAGAAGAGAATACTTCTTGAATCCAAAGGCAGATTCTGGGATCATGCTGAGTACAGTAAGTACATATGGTTGAGAAAAGCTTTACCTAAAAACACTGAGCTTGTATTCTTGTTTGCTAATCCTTCTGCTCCTATGCCGGGAGCAAAGAGGCGCAAAGATGGTACTAAAAGATCTCATGCAGAATGGGCTGAAACAAATAACTTCAGATGGTATAGTGAAGAAAGCATACCAGCAGCTTGGATAGATTCTAAAGCTAGAAAGACTGAAGAGTACAAACAACGAACTGATAAGACAAACTTGGAGATGCAGTGATACTTAGAGAACTTTGCAATTTAAAATATAATAACTCCTATGGTGGTTTATTCAGACTTGCTAAAGGAAAATCACCAATGGCTGTAGTGAGAGTAATACAACACGAGAGCACTATTTTAGTAGAGTGTTTATACTTAAAATCAGGTAAAATAAATGTACATTCAGCAGAAAAAGAAGTAGTACCCTTAAAGCTTGGGGTGTTTGAAGATGATGAAGATTTTATGTCTAAAGAAGAGGCAGCAGAAGCGAGGCATTTAGGATGTCCTAATTGGCCTAATTGTGATACAGAAGGATGTGGAGCTTGGTAATGAGTATTGATGACGCAACACCAGAAGAGTGGAATAACTTAAACAGAAAAGATACAGAAGAATGGGACGGGCCTAATGATCACCCTGTGTACGGTGAAAACATACCTGATAATCGTTTAGGTAAATCATATTCTAATTTAATAAACACTATGGTAGATCACCCACCTCATTATAATAACGGCCATGTAGAGTGCATAGAAGCTATTGAAGCAATGCTTACGCCCGATGAGTTTATAGGATACCTACGTGGAAACTCTCTGAAGTATCGCTGGAGATTCAGATATAAAAATAAACCTATTGAAGACCTACGAAAGGCCCGTTGGTATGAAGAGAAGCTCATGGCTTTTCTGATGGAGAATCAGGATGTCTTGGGATAGGAAAGCAGAACGAACTGAAAGGTTTAACAAACGTAAACAATCTAAGAACAAAGCACGTACCAAAGGGTATAGGCAGTCGCAGTTAAGAGAGAAGGAAGATATAGATGACATTAAAAATTGGGAAGATGAATTATTTAGGGATAGAGATTGATTACGATAAAGAAGAATTACTGAATGAGTTCTCTTTAGAAACTTTAAAAGACAGATACTTTTGGGAAGATGAAACACATGCTCAAGAAGCTTTCGCACGGGCTGCTGTATACGGCGCTACTTATCAAGGATATACTAACTTCGATCTTGCGCAGCGACTTTATAATTACGCAAGTTCTAATTGGTTCATGTTTAGCACTCCTATCCTTAGCAACGGGGGAACAAAACGTGGTTTACCTATCAGTTGCTTTCTTAATTATGTTCCTGACTCAAGGCGTGGTTTATCTGATCACTATGATGAGAACATTTGGCTTGCAAGCGGAGGTGGAGGTATCGGCGGGTATTGGGGCGATGTTCGCAGTAATGGCGTATCTACTGCTAACGGTAGTCAGTCTACTGGTAGCATACCATTCATGCATGTTGTAGACAGTCAAATGCTTGCCTTCAATCAAGGCGTTACAAGGAGAGGATCTTATGCTGCGTACATGGATATTAGCCATCCAGAAATTGAAGAGTTCGTTGCCATGCGAAAAACTACTGGTGGTGATCTTAATCGCAAATGTCTTAATCTTCATAACGGCGTTACTATTAATGATGAGTTCTTATATTCTGTCCAACATGACCTTCCTTGGAGGCTCATAGATCCTAAGTCAAAGCAAGCTATAAAGACTCTATCAGCTAGAGACTTATGGTGGCAGCTAGTCCACACCAGAGCAGAAACAGGTGAGCCTTATATTGTTAATCTAGATAGGTGTAATGAGTTTCTTCCTAAGAAACAGAAAGAACTAGGGCTGAAAGTAATACAAAGTAATTTATGTTCTGAGATAACGCTGCCTACGAGCGAAGAAAGAACAGCAGTATGCTGCCTGTCTAGTGTTAACTTAGAATACTTTGATGATTGGAAAGATGAGGATATGTTCATCAGTGATCTGGTTACTATGCTGGACAACACACTAGAACATTTTATTGATAATGCTTTAGCTGTTGATGGTAATATACACAACTGTAAAATAGATAGT